AGTGTAAACATATCGAACAGTGTAGCATCCTCTCAAGGAAGCGGAAACAGGTCACCTGAAAATTTACAAGTACTTGGAAGAGTTTTAGATATAATACTAGATGAATCACATCCAGAATACGAAAATCAAGGTGGAGCTAAATCTATAAACGGAGTTTTTCTTAGAATACTAGGAACAAGGATGAATGAAGATACGGTTACAACTGGACTCTTTGCATACCATGGGAATACTTCGGTAAAAACCATACCTGTCGTAGGAGAAATAGTTAGTACTATAAGTTTACCTTCCTCTAGAAAAGGAGGAGAGAATAACATAAAAATACTTTACTACCTAGATGTTGTAAATATCTTTAATCATCCAAATCATAACGCATACTTAGATGTTTTTAGTGAAAATGAAACAGATGTTACAAGTGGTGGTAAATTTCTAGAAGATACAACAGTTAACCCTACACGTATAGCGTTAGGGGATACCTTTATTGGAGGAAGACAGGGACAATCTTTTAGGTTCACAGGAGCAATAGGATCTGCTAACCCTTGGATAGATAAGACAAATGTAGGATCTCCCTTAATGATATTATCGAACGGACAGAAAGAAGCAGACACTCCATTCGAAACAGTGGTAGAAGATGTAAACGAAGATAAATCCTCTATTTACATTTGCGCAGATCACATCATACCTTTAGTGCCGAGTAACACATTTGATACTACCTATAAGAACTTACCGGAAACAGTAGATACCTTTAAAGGTAATCAGGTTTTACTGAGCACAGGAAGATTGATACTTAATACAAAAGATAGCGACCTATTAATGTTTAGCGCAGAATCAGCAGGAATATCGGCTAAAACTATTCACCTGGAAGCAAAAGACTCTATGTACTTAGATGGACTTGAAATCATATTAGGAGAAAAAGCAAAAGATCTTCCTAAAGGGTTAAGAGAACCGGTACTGCTAGGACATCAAACAGAAACATTTCTAAACTACGTACTAGACATACTTCAAGGAATGGCTACTGATATGTCTACAGCGGCTACAATTAACGGATTACCGATACCTTTACTCAATAAGAGAGGTGCACAGACACTTCCAATAGTTGCAAAGTTAAAAACAATGATAAACCCGTCTGGAAAGTCTAGTTTAAAATCAAAAAAAGTATTTACCGAGTAATGGCAGAATTCAAATCAAAAATATCAGCAATAGCTGCAAGTCAATTAGGAAAATTGCAAGGACAGTTAGAGACTAGGTTACTGGTTGAAGCACAAGTACTCCTTAAGAAAATACTGGAAGACTGTAATAATGCTCCAGAACTACTAAAAGCACTTAACACACTAAACTCACTACTTACAGTAATCGGTAAATTTGAAGATAAGGTTTCTAAGTTTGCAAAAATGACAGACAGTTTAATACCTATATTAAAGCTAATTAAAACAGTCATTAATGTAATTAAGAAACTGCCAATACCGACTGCAGTACTGGGAGTAGGGATTCCGGTAAATATTCCGGTAAACTTAGCAGACAAGTTAGCAATGTTATCTAGAGTACTAGAAAGTATAGAATCAGATATAGCAGCTCTATCAGCATTAGTAAAGAGTGTAGAACCTCCTATCGTGAAAGCTAGAATAACGTTACAAAGTATTAACATAAATGTAGCGACATGTATTGATGCAATAGAGGACGAAGAATCAAAACTATTAATTCTTTCAGAATTAACCAACATAACAAACCAGTACGGAAAAGATATTACAACAAACGACGCAGTGGACGTTAACTATATAACAGATAACAATTTTCCATTTAGAAGTGCATCAGGAAGAGATTATAAGTTAAGTATTATTGAAGTATCGGACGCAAGTTCGGTACCTAAGAGAAGAGCAGTTGCTAAGGATAACATCGGAGTAATTGTACTTCAAGGTGAAGCATCCTTTAGTTCATCTACAGAAATACTGCTAGACGAATTAAAATTTAGAATAAACAATAAACTTAATTAAACAAACTATTTATTATTATGAAACTAAGTGAACTAAGAAAAACCATAAGAGAAGAAGTCAAAAATGCAATAAGAGAAGAGTTGCAAGACATCTTAGTAGAAGCAGTTAGTATTGCAAGTAAACCTGATGAAGAAGATTTACAGGTTAAAGAAACACCTATCGAAGAAAGTGTAAAACAGTACACAGCTCAACCAGGAGTGAGCATGTTGGAGCAAACTAAGATGGAAATGACTCAACAAGACTATGCAAATGCAAGCAACGGAGGAAACAAGCCCAACTTAGCATCAAGTGCTGCAAGTCAATTAGGAATGTCAGAAGGAGTATCACCTTCTGGAGCAGGAATAGACATTAGTAACTTAGATTTTGTAAAAAAAGGTAAAGCAGTAAACAAAGCAGTTATAGCAAAAGACTTACTAAAGACCCCTTAAAAAATGGCATCAAACGCAAGAAAAATAGACCCTCTAGACTTACAGCCTAGGAAAGCAATTGGAGTATCCCTACCCTTTAGCGGTAATGCGGTATTTAACTCTACCTATCAAACAAAGGATGCTATTAAAGCGAACATAGTAAACTACTTTCTAACAGGGCCAGGAGAAAGGTACATGACACCGCAGTTCGGAACACCGTTAAGAAACCTTTTATTTGAAAACATAACTGACCAGTTACTAGATGAAGCAGAGGATTTGGTAACTCAAGGATTGGGAGAGTACTTTCCAAACGTAGAACCTATACGAATACTTGCAAAAAGTACACCAGATACAAACGGAATACAGATCTATATAAACTACGCGATAAGGGATACCGGAATCGAAGATAACATATCAATAACATTTGAACAATAAAAATGGCTCAAGATAGAAACATAAAATACGTTGGAAAAGAGTTTGGCGACTTTAAGAACCAACTAATAGACTATACAAAGAATTACTTTCCAGACACACATAATGATTTCTCCGAAACATCACCAGGAATGATGTTCATGGAAATGGCCGCATATGTGGGAGACATATTATCATTTTACCAAGACACACAGTTACAGGAAACATTTTTACAGTACGCAAAAGAACCTAGTAACCTGTACTCAATGGCATACATGATGGGATATAGGCCTAAAACAACTACCTCATCGAAAACAGTAATAACGGTATCTCAACTAGTAGGAGCAGATCCATCAACAGGAGAACCTAACTATGACCAAGCAATATACATTGCAGGAGGAGCAGTATTAACAGCTTCAGCTTTTGGACAAGAAAAGTTCTACATTGAAGACAGTGTTGATTTTTCATTCTCTGGAAAATATTCTCCAACTGAGGTTGGAATAGAAGAGTTAGACCCGTCAACAGGAGAGCCTACACTATTCACATTAACAAAAAAAGTAGAAGCAGTATCAGGAGAACTTAACGTTATATCTGAGGTAATATCGGAAACAAGAAAATTTACAACACTTACAGTACCTGGAACAAACATAATCGGAATTGTTAGTATTGTAGATGAAAACGATAATGAATGGTACGAAGTACCCTTCTTAGGACAAGACACAGTATATGTAGACACGGTTAATACGGGAACAAATAAAGACAAAGTACCAAGCGTATTAAGTCTTCAGAAGGTACCTAGAAGGTTCGTTAGTAGGTTAAATGCAAACAAAGAATTAGAGTTACAGTTCGGAGCAGGAATAGTAGGAGGAGACGATACAGTATTTACACCGGATCCAACAAACGTAGGACTTGGAGATGTAACAGTAGGAATAAGCAAGTTAGACAAAGCTTATGATCCTTCAAACTTTCTATACACCAAAACATACGGACTATCACCAGCAGCAGGAACAACACTAACAATCACATACTTAACCGGAGGAGGAGTTAAATCAAACGTACCTGCAAATAGCATAACAACAGTAGAAGCAACTAAATCCGCAACAGATAACACACATATAAACTCAGTACTTGTTAATAATGAATCAGCTGCAACAGGAGGAAGAGATGGAGACACTATCGAGGAGTTAAGACAAAACGCACTAAGGTCGTTTGCAGAACAAGGAAGAACAGTAACACTTCAAGATTATACAGTAAGAGCAATGTCAATGCCAGCACAGTTCGGATCAATAGCAAAAGTATTTGTAACACATGACGAACTTAGCAGTGAAAAATCTACAACAGATAGTATAATAGATAGTAACCCGCTTGCCTTGTCAATGTACGTATTAGCATACGACAGGAACAGTAAATTAGTATCAGCATCACCTGAACTTAAAAACAACCTTAAGACATATTTATCACAATATATGCTACTTACAGACGCGATCAACATAAAAGACACCTTTGTAGTAAATTTCGGAGTAGACTTTGACATACTAGTTAAACCTAATTATAATAGCCGAGACATATTACTCAAGTGTACAGAAGAACTTAAAGACCATTTTAAAATATCTAAATGGAACATAAATCAACCTATAAACCTATCTACAGTATATAGCTTACTAGACAGAGTTAGAGGAGTTCAGACAG